CGAAGGGAACGAGTACGGGAAGCCTCCCGACGATTCTGCACAGCTTCTTCTTGGCTGAGCCGAGCACGTTCTTCAGCTGGAACTTTATTCCAAGGACGACAAGCGGGTAAAGCTCAAGCTCGAAGTCAACGGGCGTTAGTGGCTCAACAGAAAAAAGTTCAAGCTGAAGAACGTGCTCGGCTCAGCCAAGAAGAAGCTGTGCAGAATCGTCGGGAGGCTTCCCGTACTCGTTCCCTTCGTGGACGATTGCGACGTGGCCGGGGGGTGACTCTTTTTGGTGGTCAAGCTGGAGTGACTACACGTAATTTAGGTGGAGGGGCTTAATATGGGCTCATTGTCTGCTGAAGAGGTTATGAGACGAGCGAAGTGTGCTTGGGAAATAAAAGAACTTTGGCGTGAACAGATGCAGGATGCTTATGCTTTGGTATTTCCTTCTCGTAATATGTATTTGGAAGGGCGTACTCCTGGAGACCAACTAAATGTAAATATATTTGATAGTACTCTTCAAGCTTCCAACATCAACTTAGCCAATCGTCTGCAAGCTGAATATTTTCCTGCTTTTGATGAATGGATGAAAGTTATTCCTGGAGTAGCTTTTGATGCAGCAGATATCCCTGTGGCTCAGAAAGAAGAAATTCAACTTCAACTTGAACAAACCAATGCTGTGCATCGGGCAGCTATGGAAGTTTCTAATTTTGACCAAGTGATTAATGAACTTCTTTTGGATTATGGTGTGGGTACAGGAACCATGATGGTGCATGAAGGAGACAATATTACTCCTCTCCAATACACCGCAGTAAACCCGGCTCAGGTAGCTATGGGAGAGGGGCCGCACGGGGTTGTATGGGAGTATTATCGTAAACATCCAATTTTGCCCCGGCTTGTGCGACCCACTTGGAAGAATCAAGGATTTGACCCTCCAGAAGGATGGGATAAATGGGCGGATGCCGAAGAAAATAATAAAGAAAAAATTATCATTGATGAAGCTGTGTATTTCTCTCCTAAAGATAAAAAATGGTATTTGGTAATTCTTGGCCCCAGTCCCAGTGATGTTGATAGTGAACAATCTATGGTGAAGCTCGTAGACAAACCGATGAAGAATAGTATCTGGCTGTCTCCGCGCTGGAACAAGGAAGCTGGGGAGGTATGGGGTCGTGGGCCGGTATTGTATGCCCTCCCTGATGCCAAAGTACTCAACAAAGTCAAAGAACTTATTCTTCAAAATGCTTCAGTGACATTGTTTCCGCCAATGACTTATGTAGATGATATGGATTTCAATCCTGCTCTATTTTCCATGACTCCCGGCTACTTAAATGCTGTCTCTCAAAATGGGGGGCCAATGGGTCGCTCTGTTGAGAAATTAGATATTGGCGGGGATTTAGCAATGGGACAGTTTATATTAGAAGAGCTTCGTATGAATATTAAAAAACTCATGCTTGATGACCAGCTTCCTCCACAAACAGGAGCTGTTCGTACACCTACTGAAATTATTGAAAGACAAAAAGAACTTCAGGTAAGTAAAGCTGCTCCTTTTGGACGACTCAATAAAGAACTTATTCGTCCTCTTGCTCAAATGAACTTGAACATTTTGGCGAAGAAAGGTCTTATAGATGAGATTAAAATTGATGGACTTATTTTTGACCTTCAGGTGCTTAATCCTCAAGCTCAAGTACAGAAGGAAGAAAATGTTCTTAAATTTGAACGTGTAGCAGAGATTGCTGCGAATCTTAATGAGACTCTTCCAGCACTTACAATGAAAATAGAGGAAGCTCCAAAATGGGCTGCTGACCAATTAGGGCTCACTCCTAAACTGATGCGGTCTAAAGCTGAAATAGACCAGATGCAGCAAATGGCAGCACAAGTTCAACAGCAACAACAGGAGCAAGCAGCAATTGGAAATTAACCGAATTGACCCTTATGCCCCGATTGATATGGGGGAGCAAGGGGCTGAACTCAATGATGAACAAGCTCTCAAACGTCAAAGCATGGATATTAAATATGTTAAGGTGTTTGGGTCTCCAGAAGGTAAAGCTGTTCTCGAAGATTTAGAAAAACGTATGGAGGTTGAAGACCTTCCATTGTACAATATACAGCATGTAAATGAACTCATGCACTATAGTAGTGGAAGACGGTCAATCATAAAATATATTCGGCAACGGATGAACAGAATCATGAAAGGATAGACTCATGGAAGAAGATTTTGAAACAACAGAAGAAAGTATTGGAAATGAGGAATTAATCAGTGAAACATCAGAAGTTTCTTCTGATGCAGAAGATGGTGGTGAAAATTCAGAAAGAGAAGATAAAACTCCTGTATGGGCTTTTGATGAAGATGTTCATCCTGCGGGGGACAAAAAAGCTCATCGAGTTCAACTCACCAAAGAAGACCTCGATCCTCGCAATGACCTGAAGCTCAAAGTTTTGTTTGACTTCATTGATGACCCTGAAATGGATAAATACTTCCAAATGCCTTCACTTCGAGGGTTGAGAAATTATTTTAAATCTGTAGAAGTTTCTCTCAAAACAGATTTTGCTAACTACAAAAAACGAGAAAGGATTTAAGTTATGCTTTCAAAACAAGAGACAGCCGACACTTCTGAAACAGAGGAGACTCAAACCGAAGAAATTACTGAAGAAACCACTGAGGAGACCACAGAAGAAACCACTGAGGAGACCACAGAAGATTCTTCTAATCTTTTCTCTGAAGAGTCCACTCTTGAAGAAACCCCCGAAGGTATTGCCTCTCGCCCTGAGAATGTTCCTGAAAAATTTTGGAATAAAGATAAAGGCGAACTCCTGATTGAGAAGATTCTTAAATCAGAAGCTCATTGGCGTGAACATTATCAGAAACTTATGAATGATGATTCTGGGGTTCCTGAAGATATAACTGGATACTTTAAAGGGCGTTATAATGAGGATGGGGATTATTTTTCAGGTGAGGGGGATACTATGCAAATTATTCCCAAAGATGACCCTCTTCTGGAAGCCCACCTTGATGCCTCTCTAAAGTACGGACTCTCCCCCAAACAAGCAGATGGTTATTTTGACATGATGACTGAAGCTATTTCTAATCTGGAGCCGGAGGGTTCCGTGGATAAGAAAGCTGAGATTGCTAAGCTGGGAGACAATGCTAAAGAGCGATATGATGGGGTGGAGGTTTTTATGAGAGGTCTCAATCTTCCCAAAGAGCACATTGCAACTTTAAGTGCTTCCATTTTACGTACAGCGCAAGGTATTGAGACAATGGAAGCTCTTATGGCAGAATCAGGGCAGCTTTCTATTCCAATAGGAACTGCATCAACTACATCCACTCATTCTGAACTCATGGATGAATATGATAAATTATTAGATGACCCAGAGGCTTTGGATGATAATCCAGTAAAAGCAGCCCGATTTGAGCATCTAGGTAAAAAATTGTTTCCCGATGATAATCGGGGTTGACACTATCTGTCTAAACAGATATAATCTATTTGAATTGAGATTAAGTTGCAGTTAGCCCAGTGGCTTAAATCTTGAGGAACCCGATTTGTTGGCTATCTTTTGATAAAGACCCGACATTTTGAATTGGCTATTCCAATCTAAAATGTTGGGCTTTATTTTAAGGAGACAACAAATGTCTATTAACTTAACGAATAATGCCGTTGCGTCCTTTGACAAACTGGTGAAAAAAGCATACGAAGGTTCAAGTATGCTACGCGGCTCTGTCCGTGTGAAGACGGGAGTGGTGGGGGCTACTCATCAATTCCCAAAAATGGGTAAAGGTCTAGCGACCCGTCGTATCCCACAAACTGATGTAATCCCAATGAACATCGACCACACGAATGTTGTGGCCACTCTCGAAGATTGGAATGCTCCTGAATTTACGGATGTATTCGATGAACAGAAAGTGAACTACTCTGAACGTGCTCTACTGGCGGGAACTATCGCCAATGCTATTGGTCGTCGTGAAGACCAATTGATTATTGATGCCCTCGATGCTTCTGGTACATCCAATACTGTTGCTAAAACAATTGGTACGCTAGATGCCATGAATGTTGACAAGGCTCGAAAAGCAAAAAGCTTGCTTGATGCCTTGGCTGTTCCTTCTACTGACCGCGTGATGGTCATCTCTGCTATTGGCTTGGAGCAGTTGCTTGGTCAAACTCCAGCAATTAGTGGAGATTTTGCGGCTGTTAAAGCTCTTGTCAATGGTGAGATTAATACTTTCCTTGGCTTCAGATGGATTACGATGGATACTCGTGATGCTGCTGAAGGAGGTCTACCCATATCCGGTACTGACCGTACTGCGTTTGCTTATCATAAGCAGTCTATGGGTTTGGCGGTAGGTAAAGAGAAGATGACAGAAGTGAACTATATCGCTGAAAAAACCTCTTGGTTGGCGAATGGTCTCTTCATTGCAGGTTCAGTTGCTATTGATGCTGAAGGCATCGTGGATATTACCTATGACGAAGCTATTGTTGTAGCAAGTGCAGCTTAACTTAAACTAATGCTATGAAAGGAGAATTATCATGGCTTTTGACAGAGCTCTATTAAATCCTGGAGCAGAAAACGCTAAAGGCGGCCCATTCATCAGTACATATGTGACTGTTGAGGCTTCCGCAACGGTGGAAGGAGCAAATTTCTTTGATGCTGGTGCTGAATTCCTTAACAATGATGCAGGGCAAGGTGTTCTCATTGTGATTGACACCAACGCTCCTACGACAACCATCTATGGCTATCAATCTACGGCTACTACCGTTACACTTGATGTTGCCAAAAAAGAAGAAATTGACTAATCTTGGCTGATTAGTTGGTGGATGCAAGGAGGGGGTGTCGGTTCCTCCTCCTTGCCGATTAACATAGGAGAAAGCAAATGAGTGGTACTAGTGAAATATTAGTGAAACAAAATGCGCTTATCCTTATTGGGCAACTTCCTATTCAAAGTTTAACAGAAGATACTGACCAGAATGCTGTGCTCTCTGCTCGGTATCCGGTATTAAAAAAGAGTCTTTTATCTGCAAATCCTTGGAACTTTACCATTAAGACCGTTCAACTTAGTAATACCGGGACTCCTGATGGTCGATGGACACAGCAATATGACCTCCCTTCAGATTCAGTGATGGACGGTCTTATTGCAGCCTACGCTTCAGATGACGAACGTGCTCCGACTACTTTAGATTTTGTGATTCAGGATAATAAACTTCTTACTAATTTAGAGGAAGTGTGGATAGATTACAGACGTGAAATGGATGAAGGGGATTTCCCAGACTTTTTTGTGGATTTGATTTGTCATGCGCTTGCTTCGGATATTGTTTTGGCGTTGTCTGATGATGACCGTTTAGCAGACAGGCTCCTTGTAAAAACAAATACTATGTTGCTTGCTGCACGTAAACTGGATGCTCAATCTGCACCTCCAAATAATTTAATTACTCGTTTTACTCTTATTGAAGCTCGGCAAAGCGGAGTTCCAATTTAATGGCTATTCATGTTCTTAGAACTGCATTTACATCAGGAGAACTTGACCCTAAATTGATTCGTCCTGATATGGAGCAATATCAGTATGGGGCTTCTAAGATGCGTAATGTTTTTGTTCAACCTCAAGGGGGGGTTTTTTCGTCT